CGTAATGCGTGAGGGCAGACCCCAGCAAAGCTGTAGAGAGCAGGTTGAACGATACCTGCATGCACTTGGCACTGTCCCATGTGGCCCCTATAGGGTGCCCTGCGTGCGGTGGGTTGCACAGGAACATCGGGTACTGCGGGAACCCGTCCCCCCCGCAAAAGGCAACGGCCTCCTCCATGGTGCCCGTCCACAACCCACAGTCGGGATGGGGGATGCTCATAGCGGCCATGTACCCCACAGCGTCGTTACGCTTTACGAACAGGGGGAACACTGGGTAGCTCTGGCTGGGCCGCCCCACGTCAACGATGGGCTCATTGTTGAGGAGAACCATGTAGTGGGGATCGCCCATCAGCCCCCTAGACCGAAAGTACCGGGTCTCCAGTACCCGGACTCCAGGTCGCACCCCAAGTACTCCTCGTAGTCGTGGATCAGGGCCTCTGGGGTAGTGCCAAGCTCCTTCAGTTCCTCCTGCATCTCAGTCAGGAACGTCTTGAACTGCTCGTCGTTCATCTTGGGGTGGCGGCCCATACGCTCGATGGTCTGCCCCATCAAGACGGTCGAACGGAGCGCACTGGCGATGTCGGACAGCTTGTCCCTTGACCAGTCGGGGTCCTTGGCCTGATGCATGACCGCAACGCCGCCTGTGGGGGTGTCTGGGAGGATCACGGGCGTTGCCACGGCATCACTGGCCTTGGCGGCCTCCTTGGCTGTCCCGTGCCACAGGGAACAGTCCAGACGCACCTCATGCGCCCTGTTGTACCACTCAGCGTGCTGCTTGCTTATGAACAGGGGCGTGATGGGCTCTCCAGCACAGACATCGATCAGCGGGGCACCCTCTACGGCAGAAGCCCACACCTTCCAGTCCAGAACCTGGTCATCGGACATTACCGGGCCTCCCGTGTCGGGGTGGTCCCCACCCCCCAGCGGCCTCTCTTCCACTGGACTTCATTCTCGGCGATCTCCATCTCGGTGACGCCGAAGGTGTCTGGCAACTGATCAAGCATGGAGAGGTGGAGCCGGTTGATGTCCCGCTGCGCGCCCTTGAGGTTCCTCCGGGCTCTACGGACATCCGTTTCGATCTCCTTGTGCTTCTGCTTGAGCCCTCGTCTCGTAGTCGGGAAGTCAGAGGTGTCTACCTCCACCTTCTCATCTGTGTGTTCGTTGCTGTGATCCCGCTTGTGCTGTAACAGGGCGTCTCGCAGGCCCTGTGACACAGGATCGACCGGCTTACCCGTGGCGGCCCACTTGTCTACAAACCGCCCCAACTCCAGCAGGGCCGTGAGCATCGAACGCTCGTGGGTATCCTGCGCCTGTTCAGCCGCCCCATCACCCCTGAACAGGTGGTACTCCCCGCCCAGCGTCCTGTGCGTCTGTGTGCGGAACTTGAACGTCTCAAAGGGGCCGGGAAGAACCCGCTCCAAGGCATCGGCGAGGGCGTTCTGTGAGACCTGGATGACACGGGCGTCCGGGTAGTAGATCTGGTACAGGCCCAACAGTAACCGGGCATCGTCCTCACCGGCAAAGGTCGGGAGGGTCCACTCCTGCGTCTGCTCGTAGCCCGCCGACTTGTAACCTAATGGAATGAGACTCGACTCGATCTTGTAGTCCTCGGTGCTCCCCTCAACAGGTGACACACCGGGTGGGCCTGTAGTACGGGCGACGAGGAAAGCTGCTCCCTGCCCTTCAGGCGGGATCTGTGGGTCCACTTTCATACTCTGACTACTCAGATTGGGGAGGGGCTAAGCCTAAGACGAAAGAAGCCCCCCGGCTCGGGGGCCGGGGGGCTTCTTGAAGCTCAAAGGGTGCCGGTGACCGGCCCGCAGGTTAGCGGGTGATGGTCAGACGGGCGAGGCCGCGGGGGTTGAACGCCCCGATCCCCAAGTTCTCGAACACGCTGAACCCGATGGTCCGGTTGCGGGGGTCGTCGGCGCTGAGGACCGTCAGTTCGGTGCGGACCGGGATCCGACCGAAGTGCTCGGGCTCGCAGCACACGTAGACCGTACCGACCGGGACGAGGCGGCTGGTGATGACCTGAGCGCCCCAGAGGGTCGCCATCAGGCCGGTCTTCAGCAGCGTCGCCTGCGACTCGATGTCCAGGATGTCACGCCCGAACTTGCGGAGGTCCGCGTAGTCCCTGGCGTTCATGTAGACACGGGCCACCCGCAGGTCGTGGCGCTCGATCAGGCTGAAGGCGTCGGCGAGGACTGCACCGGACAGCGGGGCCACGACGGGGATGTCGGGGTTCAACTGTGCGGGCAGGCTGTCGAAGCCAGCGGTGGCGATGGAGTCGAGGATGGCGAACACCCTCTCGTCTTCCGCCGCCTGAATCTGCGCCCTCGCCAGGTCCTGGGCACGCTCGATGAGGTCGAAGCGTCGCTCCTTGATCTGGGTCAACGGGATTTCGGGGTTCGAGGCGATCTCGAACAGCGGGAAGATGACGCGCCTGGGCTTCGTCACTGCGAGGATGTTCTGACCTTCCTCGCCCACGACGTACGCGGTGACGTCGGGGTCCTTGTCATAGATCGGCAGGGCACCGTCGGGCAACTGCTCGACCAGGAAGGTCTTGCGTCCGACGGCGGCGTAGTCCCGGCGAGTACGCAGGGGCTGGGTCATGGATGCGGCGAGCTTGGCACGTCCTGCGGGGGACTTGATGTACTCGCCGATGATCTGCTGCTTCCGTGCGTTGGATGCACTCATCGTGGTACCTCCTTATACCCGCTGGTCGTAGACGAGTTCCGTCTGCGTCGCGTCCGGCGGCATCTTGAGGACGCCGAGTAGGGTTGCGGAATTGTTGGCGTTCAGGACGAACGACTCAGCGCTCATGGCGATGACGTCGCAGTTGTCGATGGCACCGTCGGTGCCGATGACCTGCGTGGGCATCAGGAAGCCGTTGCGGCTTGCCATCAGGGCCATGCCCGTCCTGTACACGATTGCCGCACCTTGCGGACTGTTGACGGCGTCAGCCGAGTTGTCGATCAGGTTGGTCTCGTACAGTCCGTTGCCGAACGTACCCTGACCGGACACGTAGGGACCCTTGCCCGAGGCCACACCGGGTGTGTTCTCGTAGGCTTCCCCGTTCGCGTCGTTGATGTAGACCCCGAGGGCCCGGTAGCCGATCTGCTGAGTCGGCGCTGCGGCGATGGCGGCCTGGACAGCAGCGCTGCCCGGACCTCCGATGAAGTTGCTTCCGGCGTCGGGCCGAACGAAAGCCACGGATCCCGAGAGAACGCCCGTGAGGGTCGTGTCTACGCGGGTCGAGACCGTTCCAGCGACGGCGACGGCGGTCGGGTTGACTTGGGTGAAAGCATCGTCGGTCAGGAGTCCGATGGAGTTCCTGATCGCCACGTACAGCAGACGTAGTGCTGACGAGCTTTCCGTCCAGCCTCCCGAAGCCTGTCCATTCAGCGGCATGGTAGCCTCCTTGCGCTGAACCCTGAGTACAGGGTTTCGGTTGGTGCCCCAACTGGGGCTGCTCTACACCCAACCACTGGGCTTCGAGCCTGCTCAAGAGCCACCCCCCGAGGTGGCTTGTTCACTAATACGTCCCCGTTATTGAAGGGATACCGAAGAACCCTCCATCCGCCCCCGAAAAACCGGGCTTTTTATTCTCCGGTTTCTCGGGGGCAACGGGGGATGGGGTATTCAAAGAGCGAATGACGGGGAGGCCCGTCTACTTGCCGAACACGTCGGACACGTCGGGGGCGGACTCCCAGAGGTTCTCCAGTTCGCCCATCTCACCGTGGGAGGCGGTGCGAACCTGGGTGCCGACCGTCTGCGGACCCTTGGCGGCCTTGGGGCGCTGCGGGACCTGGGAGGCTTCCTTGCCCTCCTTGTCCTCGTCCTCGTCCTCGTCGGCGGCCTTCTTCTCTTCCTTGTCGTCCTCGTCCTCGTCGTCCGAGGCGGTCATGCCGAACACCTCGTCGAGCAGGGCGTCGTCACCGGGGACGTCTCCGCCGAGGCCCATGGGGTCGTCGACCATCGAGAAGGTTCCGGCCTCCTTGGTGGACTCGTCCTCTTCCTCGTCGCCGCCCTCGTCCTTCTTCTTCTCACAGTTGTCACGCATGCCGCCCTCGGGCAGCTTCTCGCAACCGGCGTTCTTCTTTCCGCCGTCCTTCTCG